TTTTATTTGAAGGCGACTATCTTGCAAAAGGCGGCAGAGTAGGTCTTAAAGGTGGCGGAATGACACCATCTGAAAAATGGATGAGAGCTTATTTTTTTGATGGTAAAGGTGGTTATGACGATTCAGGAATGACATGGGACTTTTTTAAAAAAAACATTGGACCAGATCTTTGGTACAGGCACATTGGAAAATACGCTAAAGGCGGAAGAGTAGGTTATCTAAAAGGTGGATTGCTAAGAACAGGTATTATGGAAGCATTAGATAAGCTTACTAGAAAAGGTACTCGACAAGGTGTAGATGTTAGCGAAACTATTTTACCTGCGGATGATGTTGGAGAATGGGCCATAAATATGGGAGACGTAAGAAATCTTTTTTCTGATATTGCTAAAAAAGTTCCAGGAAAATCAAAAGTTGATGATGTTGTACAAAGTTTTAGAGAAAGCAGAAAAACTGGTTTAACTGAAAGCATAAAAGAATTTTTAAACAATAGAATTAAACAATATAAAAGTGGTTTAGAGAATATAAAAAAATACGGGCAGTCAGGTTCTATTGAAGAAGTGGGAGATCATGCAGAAGAGCTAAGATATCTTATTAAAGAAACTAGAAAAGACCTAGATGCAATAGATAAATACGGAGTTATACAACAATCTAAAAAAGCAACTAAACATGCTGAAGGCGGCATTATTGGTTTGAAAAATGGTGGCACTCTTTTGGAAAAATACAAAAAGTACGCTCCTAAAGGACCGTGGACCAAGGGCCTAACAGATATGGAAATAACTTATGAACTATATAATCTATTAGAACCTTACATGAGTTTATTTATGAAAGAAGGCGGACGTGTTAGTTTTAAAGAAGGCAAAGGAATGTCTAGAAGAACATTTTTAAAATTAATGGGCGCAGCTGCAGCTTTACCTGTGGTTGGTAAATTTTTTAAATTAGCAAAACCAGCATCTAAAGTAATGGATGATATTAAAATAAGTTTAAGAGGAGATGGTGATTGGGAACAAGATATAGATGGATACTGGTCGGGTGATAATTGGGTTAATTACTCATTTGAAGCTTTAACAAAGAAAGGAAAACAAATTTTAACAAAATTAACTAAAGGAAAAAATGCTAGTTTAGTAGATCAAGGAGATGGTGTTTTTGTTCCTGGAAAAACCGTAGATTCAAAAGTTGGATATTATCTTGCTGACGAAGCTGAACATGCAGTTGATGCAGTAGACGCTATAAAAAAAGCTAAAGGAAATATAAGTTTAAATACAAGAGTAGGAAGCCAAACTAAAGGAGTAGATAAAGTTGCAAAAGACTCTACAGAACATTTTAAAACATACAGCAGTAAAAATATAAATAAACAAAATATTTTAGATGAAGCAGATGATCTGTGGGTAGGTGATTATGGAGGATATAGAAATAAAGGATTCTATAATGAATCTGTAGAAGATATTATAGATATAATTAGTAAAAAAGCCGAAGGCGGAAGAGTGGGTTTATGGCAAGGTGGTTTATTAAAATTAGCAGAAAAAATATGGAAAAGTAAGGCTTTAAATAAAAAATTCTTTGATCCAAAAAAGTTAGCTGACGAAACTGAGGATGCAGGACGTGAGCTAAGAAAAAGAAATTTGTTAGGACAAGATAAGTGGTCAGATATTCCTCAGAATTTAAAAAATGCACTATACACTAGTGGAGCTGGAGGTGGTATAATTGCTCTTTTACTAAGAGCACTAAATAGAGAAAATACAGAAGGTGAATATCCTAAATATTCTGCTGGAAATATGTACGGTCAGAATGAAGAATTTTGGGATCAAATGAAAAAAGAAGAATTTGAAGGAATTAAAATGAGTGAAATGGATAAAATGAAATTAAAAGAATTAAAAGGTGAAGATCTTTGGGAAGGAGATTCATATATTTATGATGTTGCTGATAGATATGCAACTGATAAAGCCGAAGGCGGAAGAATTGGTGGTGGTACACCTTACTACGACGATGGTAAATATTTAGGGACTTATACAAACATAAGAGATTTTTATGCAGACTATCCTGAATATAAATCTGAAGATAAAGGAAGAAAAAGGAAAGGAAAAAGGAAAGCCGAAGGCGGAAGAATCGGTTTAGATGCAGGAGGACCCCCTATTATGCCTGTTCAATTAGGTCCTTTACAATTACAACCTAGAGCGTCAGGTTCTTTTACAACAGGTCAACCTTATGGTCCAAATTTTAAAGAAAAAACTTGGACGGATAATATTGGAATTAGTGGTATGTTAGATTTACCTGGTGGATTTAGTTTAACAGGAGATTATGATAAATTTAGAACTAAAGATAGATTATATACAGCAGATGATGAATATGTAGATGAAAGAGTTAGAGGAGATCATGATGCATGGAATGTAGGTATAAATTGGAAAAAAGAGTTTGCAGATGGAGGCTCTGTTTTACAAAGACCTATGTTTTATCAAGGTGGTTTAACTAAAACTGTTCCACCTGAAAAAGGACCTATGCCACAAGGGTTGCAATCTGATGTATATGATGGTATAATGCGTTCAGGAGTTATTAATGGCAGAAATTGATAAGAATCTCCCGAATACAGATCTACCTTCTGTTGTTGCACCAGACATGGATGTAGAAGTAGCGGACGAGACAAAATTAGTAGAATCAGACAACGTTGAAGCAACCGAGCTTCCTGATGGGGGAATGGAAATAAACTTTGATCCTAATTCAGGAATCAAGGTCCCCGGAACTGAAGAACATTTTGATAATCTAGCAGACTTACTTCCCGATGATGTCTTAAATCCAATTGGATCAGAGATGCAAGCAAATTACACGGACTATAAAATGTCCAGAAAAGAATGGGAAGATACTTACATTAAAGGACTAGACCTTTTAGGATTTAAATACAGAGTTAGAACAGAACCTTTCCAAGGAGCAAGTGGTGCTACTCACCCAGTTTTAGCTGAAGCTGTTACACAGTTTCAAGCTATGGCTTATAAAGAATTATTACCATCAGATGGACCTGTAAGAACTCAAGTTATGGGTTTATCAACTCCACCTAAAGAACAACAATCACAAAGAGTTAAAAATTTCATGAACTATCAGTTAATGGATCAAATGGAAGAATACGAGCCAGAGTTCGATCAAATGTTATTTCATTTACCATTATCAGGTTCTACATTTAAAAAAATTTATTATGACGATTTACTTCAACGAGCTGTATCTAAGTTCGTTCAAGCGGATGATTTAGTGGTTCCGTATTCAGCAACCTCATTAGATGATGCGGAAGCCATTATTCATGTTTTAAAAATTCCAGAAAACGAATTAAGAAAACAACAAGTTTCCGGATTTTATCGAGATATTGATTTAGGAAAACCTCCTATCATTGAAGATAAAGTTGAAGAAAAAGAAAAGGAACTAGCTGGAACTAAAAAAGTTGGTAAGCAAGAAGATGTATATACATTACTTGAATGCCATGTAAATTTAGATTTAGAAGGTTTCGAAGATGTTGGTGAAGATGGAGAACCAACTGGAATAAAATTACCTTACATCGTTACAATCGAAGAAGGTAGTAGAACAGTTCTTTCTATTAGAAGGAACTATGCACCCAATGATCCAAACAAAAAGAAAATCCAATATTTTGTCCACTTTAAATTTCTGCCAGGACTCGGATTTTACGGTTTTGGACTCATTCACATGATTGGCGGATTGAGCCGTACTGCAACTGCGGCTCTCCGTCAGTTATTAGATGCAGGGACATTATCAAATTTACCAGCAGGATTTAAGCAACGAGGCGTTCGTATTAGAGATGAAGCACAACCATTACAACCAGGAGAGTGGAAAGATGTTGACGCTCCAGGTGGAAGTTTAAAAGATTCATTTTTTAATCTACCATACAAAGAACCATCACCTACATTATTACAATTAATGGGGATTGTGGTTCAGGCAGGTCAAAGATTTGCCTCGATTGCTGATATGCAGGTCGGTGAAGGCAACCAACAAGCAGCTGTTGGAACGACTGTCGCTCTACTAGAACGTGGTTCCAGAGTGATGTCAGCAATCCATAAAAGGCTATATGTTGCACTTAAGAGTGAGTTTAAATTACTTGCAAAAGTATTTGCTACATATCTGCCACCTGAATATCCTTACGATGTCGTAGGCGCTGCAAGAACTGTTAAAGTACAAGATTTTGATGATAGAGTAGATATTTTACCTGTTGCTGATCCAAATATATTTTCAATGCAACAACGTGTTACATTAGCACAAACAGAATTACAATTAGCAATGTCTAATCCACAAATGCATGATTTATACATGTCGTATAGAAAAATGTATGAAGCGATGGGAGTAAAAGATATAGATCAAATTTTACCACCACCAGCACCTAAAATTCCAAAAGATCCTGCATTAGAAAATATTGATGCAATTACGGGTAAACCTTTTCAAGCATATCCAGGTCAAGATCATAGAGCACACATAACTTCGCACTTGCATTTTATGGCTATGAATATGGTTAGAAATAATCCACCTATTATGGCTGCTTTAGAAAAAAATATATTAGAGCACATTAGTATAATGGCTCAAGAACAAGTACAAATGGAATTTCCTCAAGAGTTTCAAATGTTAGCACAGATGCAACAAGCCGCACCTATGAATCCCCAGATTCAACAACAAGTGCAACAACTTACTCAAAAGATAGAAGCTAGAAAAGCTATACTCATTGCTGAGATGATGAATGAGTTTATGGAAGAAGAGAAAACTATTACTTCTCAATTCGACCATGATCCATTATTAAAGATTAAATCAAGAGAAGTAGACCTAAAAGCTATGGATACTCAAAGAAAAGACCAAGAAATGAAGCAAAGAGGCGAAATAGATAGAGCTAAACTAGTTCAAAACAAAGATATCAATGATGAGAAGCTTGATCAAAACGAAGATTTAGCTATACTACGAGCAGATACATCTTTGGTCAAACAGCAAATGGGTGATCAAAATAGAAAAGATATTGCGCGTATGAAAGCTAAAGATGTTAAAGTATTAAAAGGACCAAAAAGTTAGGAGCAACAATGGCAAAAAGCAATGATAAAAGCGCTGCACAAGGAATTGACCACAAGAGATTCATCAATAAAGATGGATATCCAAAAGGTGGTGTTGAAGTTAAAATTCCTGAAGGCATTCCAACTACTAATAAAGTAAATGGACAAAAAAGAATGCTTGCAGAAAAAAGATCTACTGTAAAGTGGTACTAGTATGTGGTTATCGGCAATTAAATTAGCCGTATCTGCTGGTAGTAAAATTTATGCTAACAAGCAGAGAACGAAGATGGCAATGTCTGACGCGCAATTAATGCACGCTACTAAGATGGCCCAGGGTGAAGAACAATACCAGGGAAAACTTTTAGAAGCCAGACAATCAGACTGGAAAGACGAGGCAGTTTTGATAATTCTCAGTTTGCCCGTTTTGGTGCTCGCTTGGGCAGTCGTATCGGACGATCCGACAGCGATGGACAAAGTAAAATTATTCTTTGACATGTTCTCGCAGCTTCCGTCATGGTTCACTAATTTGTGGATCCTTGTCGTAGCTTCGATATATGGTATAAAGGGTACACAAATATTCCGTAATGGAGGAGGAAAGAAGTAATGAAAAAGCCAATAAAACCTATTAGAAGTGTAAAACCTACTCTAGGTTTAAAGAAAAAAGAAGAATACTTAAGAAAACTAAAGAACAAAAGAAAGAAGTAGACAAAGGTTGTTAAATATAATATAAGGAGAAACTATGAGAAACGATTATGGCACAAGATGGACTCCACCTAGATTTAAATCTGGAGGCTCTGTATCTAAAGGTAAAAAACAAGGCTACAATGATAGACTTGATGAATCTTTAGGAGCAAGAAGAGGAAAAAAATCTCAAAGCTTTAAAGCTAGAAGAGATGAATCTAAAGGTATGGAAAAAGCATCTGGCAAAAGAGCTTATTCTGCTGTTAAAACAATGGATAAATAATGAAATTTATTAAAAAAATTTTATCATTTTTTATACCTAAAAAACAAATTAAGCATGTTTGTGAATGTTTAGATACAAGACAAGCTTACATTTGTCCTAGTTGTGGAAAGGTACAATAATGGCTAAATTAGGAATTCAAAAAAGAGGAACTGGTAAAGCTATAAGAATAACAGGTCAAAAACCTTTTTTACCTTCTCACCCATCTAATCCAGGATCTCCAAATAGACCAAAATTCAGAGATGGTGGAAGAACTAATACTAGAAGAGAAAATAGATTAGAAGAACTTGGAAGAGTTGATGCTGAAAGAGCAAGAACTCAACAAGGCAAACAGAATCTTAGACAAGAGAAAAGAAGAATAGTAAGAGAATTGAAAAAGTAATGTCTCAGAATTGGATTCAAGACGTTAACAAATCAATAAAAAAAAGAGGCACTAAAGGAAAGTGTACTCCAATCACGAAACCAGGATGTACTGGTCGTGCTAAAGCATTAGCCAAAACTTTTAAAAAAATGGCTAAAAAACGAAAAAAGACATAATGCAAGACCCATTACAGATACTTTATAAAGTATCAAAAAACGTAGAAACTAGAATACAGCAATTAGCTGTAAGTGTCACATCTGGAAATGTTGACAATTTCGAGCAATACAAGTATATTATAGGTCAAATTAACGCATTAGAATTAGTACGACAGGATATCTCTAACCTGCTAAATGAAAAGGAGCA